TAGGAAAGGTCGTTAGAACAGTGGCAACCATTGCGTTAATCGTGGTCGCTGCCGCTGTGGCTGGCCCTGCCGGTGCAGCAATTGCCGCTGAAATCGGTGGAGGTGCAATAGTTGCCGCTGCCGCAACTGCCGCTGTGAGCGCTGCAATTATGATCGGCGGCAGCTTGCTGATTAACGCTTTGATCCCATTGCCTCGCGTAGGCGAGCAATCAGGCTTTACCGGCACGCAATTGCCATCGATCGGCATTAGCCCGCCAAGCATGAGCGCGGCTAAGTACGGCAGCATTGGCAACGTTAGTGCGGCAGGAAGCATGCGTGCCTTTGACATTAACCCGACCTATGCCATTGCGGGCGGTAAGAATCGTGCACGCCTCTGGGAGGCGATGGGGCTTGTGTTTGGTCGGCATAAAATCGTGCCTGACTTGGCTGCCAACTCATACACGCAATACATCGGTGCAGACCAATATCTTAATCAAGCGTTTCATCTTGGCTTGCAAGGCGAGGCCATCGATATTGATGACTTATCGATTGGCGATACGCCTTTAGAAAATTACAAAGGCATCGACATTCAACGCTCGCAGCAAGATGGCGAGCTGACCATGTTTCCGCTAAACGTGGATACCATCCAAGGCTTTAACATTCAAAACGCTGACGGATGGAATCAGCGCACCACCCCGATCAATACGACTCACATCGACATTGAGCTCGCAGCGCAGCTTTATTACTTTCAAGATGATGGTGGGCTTGCCACACGCTCGGTATCGTTTAGCATCGAGTATCGCGCAGTGGGCGCGGTCGATTGGATAAAAGTCGGTGATGAAAAAGACACCGGCGATTACGCCTCTTATTATTGGTCGTTGCAGCGCCTAAACTCGGCTACCGATACAGAGGTGCGCGGTCAGGTCAATTATGGTTCGACTACCAAAGCGGATCACACAGAAAACGAAGTCGTGACGTATGGCACGTTTAGCTATCCGGTTTCCACATCTTTTGACATTAACAACAATTTTGTTATCAATGCCTCGGTCAGTCAAAACCTGTACGGCAAATGGGTTTGGACACCTCACCCACACACGCTCGGTAAACCTTGGCAGGGTTTTGCGCCTGATCCCCTCAAGGCGGGCTCAACGATCTCAACCTCTGATATTGTCATCAGTGGCGCTAACCAAACGCCTACGCGCAGGACTGTATCGTTTAACGTTACCAAAGGGCAGTATGAGCTACGCATCCGCAAAAACACGGGTGACATTAAGAACACGCGCGAAACAAACGAATCAGCGGTAAGCCAAATTCTTTGCTTTCAGCCAGATGAGGCAGCGTATGACAACCAAGCACGCCTTGCGGTGCGTATCAAAGCCTCGGCGCAGTTACAGGGCAACATCGAGGATTTAAACGCTATCGCCTCGGCAAGCTGCCCTGTGTGGAATGGCACAGCTTGGGTCATGGCGCAAACAAGTAACCCTGCTTGGTGGTTTCTTTGGTACGCGCGAGGCGCACGCAAGGCAAACGGCGATCGTATCTATGGGGGCGGCTTAGTAGATGCGCAGCTCGATTTAGACTCGATCAAGGCATGGGCATTATTTTGCGATGCAAAAAAGCTCACGTTTAACTATGTGCTGACCCAAAAAAGCACAGTGCACAGCGTCTTGGTCACAATCGCGCGCGCCGGTCGCGGATCGTACACATGGCAGACAGGCAGGCTCGGAGTTATTTGGGATGCTGCCAACTTGCCAGCGGTGGCGATGATCGGGCCATATAACATCAAGTCAGGCACGTTTGAAGTCGGGTACATGAATGAGGCAACGGCAGATGAGATCATCGTTAACTTTATCAATCCGGCGCGTAATTGGGAATTGGACACTGTGCGCGTGGATGTGCCAAACGTATCCAAAACAAACACCACGGTCACGCTCGATCTCGATGGCTGCACCGATGTGGATATGGCGGGGCGAGAGGCAAACCTAATCGCAGCAAGCCAAGCCTTTCATCGTCGGCGCGTAGCTTGGGAAATGGATATAGAGGGCATGCTTGCCACGCGCGGCGATGTGGTGCAATTTAGCCACGATTTAACCGTATGGGGCTATTCAGGGCGTTTAATTGGCGGCACTAGAACGACACTACAACTCGATGCAAGCGTGCCCTCAGATGGCTTAGGGTGGCTCTATTTGCGTGCGCCTGATAACACCATGCAATTGATTCAGGTATCAACCTCCGGCTCGGGCGAGTTTAATACGTTAAACATTGTTACACCTTTGCCTGCCGGATTTCCTGTGCCTAGTGAAAACCCTGATATGGTGGCATTTGATTGGGCATGGCAATTTGATCCGCTAGAAACCCCTGGGCGGCGCATTAAGATCGTTGACGTTCAGCCAAGCGGCATGGACACGGTTAAATTTATGGGGATTGATGATAGCGAGGATTATTACGCTTGCGAAAATAACGCCTACGCCTACACGCCACCAAGAGACGGGTATCTCTTGGCGGGCATTATTTTTGATATTTCTTTCTCTGAGCGAATTTTGGTTGTGGCTGAGGATTTGATCGAGGTCACAGCGTATTGGGCATCGTCAATTACCGGCAATACCAACACGATCAATTACTCGATCAATGGCGTGGCGCAGCCTGCGCTTGATACCATCGAGCGTAAATACTCATTTACCGCACGCACTTATGACGTAATCGAGTTTACGGTGTTGCCAAAGAGCAGCACAAACACCGGCACACCTAGAACAGAAACTTACGATGTGATCGGGTTAACGCTACCAATGCCCACGCTTACGGGCTTAACGCAAGTCTACCGCGACAATCTAACTGTGCTCGATTGGACTGATTTGGTAGACATTCGACCCATTCAGTATGAGGTCAGGATCGGTAGCTCTTGGGTCAATTCGCGCACCATTGCGGTCACAAACTCATCTGAAATTTACTCTTTTGGCAATGGCACATATTTTGTGGCTGCACGCTTTGCGACTCCTTGGGGCTTGCTAGTTTACGGCACTGCTGACACGGTGACGGTGACGGGCGCAACCATTGTGCGCAATTTGTTAGATACCACCACTGAGCACCCCACATGGTCAGGCTATGTGACCGATGACGCTGCCATTGTGAGTGGTCAGCTCACTCTAGGCTCAACGGGTGACATTTTGGCGTTAGATGACATTTTCGCCCCCGATGACATTTTATGGGCAGGCACAACAGCCACCTATGGCACTTATGAGACGAATTCGGCTAATATTATCGATATTGGCTACCCGACAACGGTTAAAATAGACTTTGAGCTTAATCATTATGCGTTTAATTTTCATGAGAACGTCTTAGCCATTGAGGATGTTTTAACGTGGCCTGATATGCTCAACGATTCAAACCGGCAGTATTACACGGTGACACCACAGATACGCTTTGCCGGTAATGATGGTGTGTACGGCAATTGGGTAAATTACACGCGAGGCTTGGTTAATGCGCGATATTTTGATGTTCGCGTGGTGCTAGAGACAAGTGATCCTTTGATTTTGCCTTTTGTGGATCAGTTTACTTGGTCAGTGGATGTGCCGGATATGATCCAAAAAGGCGAGGGCGTGACGGTTTCTGTGCTTGGTTCTACAATATCTTACACAAGAAACTTTCATGCAGTGCCAAACGTGCAGATTACGATTATGGATGCGGTAGATGGTGATTGGATAGAGCTTACAAATTCGACCTTTTCATCTTTTGACATTACGATATACAACGGCGCGACTGCTGTTTCTCGCGCGATAAATTGGATTTCTCAGGGGTACTGATATGACGCAAGCGGCAATTCAAGTCACGACTACGCCACCATTGCCAGGGCTTACGCTTGTCAATGCGATCAATAGCGCAAACTTGACAATAGCAACTGACTTTGCGGGCTCGACCGATCCGGCTGCCTACGCAAGCGCCTACATGACATGGGCAGATACCTCAACGGGTTTCTTAAAGCGGCGCAATGCGGCTAATAATGCATGGAGCACCATTGCGCGTATCTATCCTGCTACGGCTGAAAACGCAGCGGGATACATTCAAAACCTGACCTCGAACGCTGCGACCATCGAGGCGGTCTTGCCAAACGGTACTTCGACAAATAGCGGCTTTAACGCTTTTAATAACAGCGATGCCGCAAACGCTGCGAAAGCGATCTTCGACGTTACCGCCTCAGAGATGCGTGTCTCGGCTGACAAGGTGGGCACAGGGTCATACTTGCCGGTCTTGTTTTACACAAGTGCCACAGAGCGCATGAGCATTGCGGCAAACGGCACAGTGACGGTTAAAAAGCGCAGCGTTGGCGAGGCAAGCGCACTGACAAGCACCTCGGCATCCATTGCTGTCGATGCCTCTGCCTCCAACAATTTCACGCACACGTTTACAGAAAACACGACCTTGGCGAACCCTAGCAATTTGGTCGCGGGTCAATCAGGCGTGATCGTATTCACGCAGCACGCAAGCTCACCTAAGACTTTGGCGTTTGCGTCTTATTGGGATTTCCCTGGGGGCACAGTGCCCACGATGACAGCGACCAACAGCGCAGTCGATGTGCTTGCCTACTATGTCAATTCAGCGACTAGCATCACGGCTCGCTTACTTGCGGATGTTAAATAATGAGCTTAGGCGCGGGTAATCTTTTACTAGCAAGTGCCGGTGATTCAGGCTACAACCTCACACGCTCGCTGCGGTTTAGGGCGAGTGCTACAGCGTATTTAAGTCGCACTCCTGCAAGCACCACAAATCAACAAGTTTGGACTTGGAGTTCGTGGGTTAAACGAGGCAGCTTGGCGGCATACGGTACTCTTTTAAATGGATATAGCAGTGGGGCAAACCAAACTGGAATTTTGTTTTGGATAGATGACACATTAGTTTTTTCATACACAGTAGCTAGTATTGAATACAGATTAACAACAACACAGGTGTTTCGTGACCCGTCTGCCTCGTATCACATTATTTACGCCGTAGACACCACGCAAGCAACGGCTGCAAACAGGATTAAGTTGTACGTTAACGGTACGCAAGTCACAGCGTTTTCAGGTTCATATCCACCGCAAAACTCAAACTTGTTTGTTAATTCAACAAACGTACAGAATATTGGTCGTAATGCTGGTGGCGGTAATAATTTTGATGGATATTTTGCCGAAGTAAATCTTATTGATGGGCAGCAACTAACCCCATCATCATTTGGCTCAACCAACGCTTTAACAGGCGTATGGCAACCCGCACGGTACACAGGCACATACGGCACAAACGGTTTCTATTTGCCGTTTACAGACAACTCTGCGCTGACCACAGCAAGCAACGTAGGCTTGGGTAAAGACTTCTCAGGCAATGCTAACTATTGGGTGACCAACAACATCAGCATCACGGCTGGTGTGACGTATGACTCCATGACGGATGTGCCTACGTTGACATCTGCTACGGCGGCTAACTTTGCTGTGTTGAATCCGTTGGACAAAGGTGCTGCCACGCCTTCTAATGGCAATCTAACACTTAATAACCCAGCTTCTAGCCATTCTGGCGTTCGTGGGACTATTGCTTTACCTACATCAGGAAAGTGGTATTTTGAAATGTATATAGGTACAGCTAGTGGGTTAATGGCTTGTACGCTTGGAGTGGTTACGGCATCATCACCATTAACACTATCTAGTGGCACTGGCAGCTATATGCACCTGACCAACGATAGCATTTGGCAGATTTATGCTAACGGGTCAAACCCAACAATTTCAGGTGCATCTACTCCTGCTGTTGGGCAATATTTGCAAGTTGCCTATGATGCAACAAATGGCAAACTTTGGTTTGGGAAAAACGATACATGGGCTGATGCTTCTTTTGGGGTAACAGGAAATCCTTCTGCCGGTACAAATGCCACAATTTTAAATCCATTAACGCCTCTGTTTCCTTTTGTCACACAGTACGCTTCTTTTGGCGTTATTAACTTTGGACAACGCCCCTTTGCATACACACCCCCCACAGGCTTTGTAAGTTTAAATACGTTCAACCTCCCGACAAGCACCATTCTCAAGGGCAACACGGTGATGGATGCTACGTTGTATACGGGTAATGGCTCGACACAAAACATTATTAATGCTGCGGGGTTTAAACCTGACTTTGTTTGGTTAAAAAGCCGAAACGATACATATTGGCATTTTTTACTTGATTCTGTTCGTGGCGCAACAAAAACACTAGAGTCAAATTTGACAAGCGCCGAAGCAACATACGCTAACAATTTGACTTCTTTTAACTCCAACGGTTTCAGTTTAGGCAATCAAAACGACATAAACATAAACGGCGGAAGTTTTGTCGGTTGGCAATGGCAAGCAGGTCAAGGGTCATCATCCTCCAACACTAACGGCACAATCACATCGACTGTGAGCGTTAATGCGTCTGCTGGGTTTAGTGTTGCAACGTACACGGGTAACGGATCGGCTGGAGCAACTATAGGACATGGTTTAGGTGTTGCACCAAGTTTAATTATTGTTAAAAACAGAAGTACGGGATCAACTGATTGGCCTGTGTACCACAAATCAATTGGTGCAACTAATTGGTTGGCATTAGATACGACACAAGCAAGCGCAGCAAATACAGTTTTGTGGAACGACACTTCACCAACATCATCCGTATTTTCAACCGGTATTAGTCTTTATGTAAACGGAAGTGGTAGCACTTACGTTGCCTACTGCTGGACACCCATAGCCGGATTCAGCGCGTTTGGTAGCGTATCTACGAACGGCGCAGCCGATAACGCTTTTGTGTACACCGGATTCTTGCCACGCTTTGTGTTGCTCAAGCGCACCGACTCGACTAGCAATTGGTTCATCTGGGATACGGCTAGAAACACGTTCAACGTCTTTGGGAACGAACTATATCCAAACCTGTCCAACGCTGAAGCAAGTGCTGTAGACCTTGATATTTTGTCTAACGGATTTAAGTTACGCAGCGCATCGTTTTCGGGAACGTGGATATATGCAGCGTTTGCGACCAATCCCTTCAAACAAAGTTTGGCATTTTAAGGAAACCTCATGTTCGCAATCATCAAAGACAATAAATTTATTAAATTTCTGCCAACTGACACGCCATTTGAGATTAACGATTTGCGCTATCCGGCAAACTATTTAAACCTCTCAAGCGTTGAAGAAAAGGCAAAGCTCGGCATTGTCGATGTGGTGTACGCGCCACGACCTGATGATAAATATTATTGGGTATCTGAGGCTGCGCCGGTCGTTAAGGATGGCGCTGTAAGTGTTGAGTACGCAGCGACACCCAAAGACCTCACAGAGTGCTTAAAACAGGCTACAAGCGCAGTAAGCGCACAAGCCTATGCCATCCTCTTGCCCTCCGATTGGATGGTAGTCAAGGCTATGGAAACTAGCTCTAATGTGCCTGCGGCTTGGTCTGCTTGGCGGCAACAGATTCGGGATCAAGCAAAGGATCAGATTGATGCTCTTACGGCTTGTGTGGATATTGCAGCATTGGCGGCACTTGCACCCGTACAATGGGCGAACGACCCCAATTTCATTGAATCTAGTGTCTAAGGTGGCTTATGGATCACGATGTAACGCACAAAGAGATTTACGAGCGCCTGATTTGCGTCGAGGAAAAAGTCGATAGTTTAGACAAAAAGACAGGCAAAGTCGTAATTGCTTTTCAAGCTGCTGAGGGTGCGTTTGTCGTGCTTGAGATGCTCGGCAAAATTGCCAAGCCAATCCTTTGGGTGCTCGGTGTTGGCTCTGCGGTCACCTTGCTGTGGTCAGAGTTTTGGAAACGCTAACGCCTATCATCGAGGCCGATCGTTGGCGCAACAGGCGCAAGATGGCTTGGTTAGCGATGGGGGCGGGGCTGCTATTTCCTGCCGTAACTGTATTTACCGATTCAAGTCAGCTCGGCACAATTGCAGGGCCATTCTATATATTCGTTGGCATGATTGTCGCAACCTACATCGGCGCGGCAGTCGTTGACGATCACTGGCAAAAGGATAACTATGTTCGACCTCAAAATTATTCTGATCGCGGTCGGGGCTAGTTTCTCGATTGGATCGATTACCTCTTGGTGGCTCACGGCTGACTTCAAAGAGTCAAAATACAAGGCTATTATTAGCCAAATGCAGATCGATGGGCAAAAGGCAATTCAAGAATCCATGCAAAAGGCGCTTATCGTTGAGCGCGAAAATAACCGTTTAGCAACAGAGATCGAGGTGCAAAGTGCAAAAAACAGACAAAAGATTGATGAGTTATACGCTGATAATTTGCGGCTTGTTGATGAGCGTGCAGGGCTGTTCGACAGTCGCACC